CTGTAGGCGAGTACGTCGCTGTCTCCGTATGCGTGGGCGAGTACGTCGCTGTCTCTGTAGGCGAAAACGTGCCTGTCTCTGTCTTGGTGGGCGAGTACGTCGCTGTCTCTGTAGGCGAAAACGTGCCTGTCTCTGTCTTGGTAGGTGTATAGACAGCGGTATGTGTAGCTGTAGTGGTGAACGTCGCGGATGGCGTAAAGGTTGTACAACAATCACACTCAATCCAAGCCGGAGAATTAATAGAGCCTGTCAAATAGCCGCCTATCCAAGGCGGTTTCGTACCATACCCTTCACCTTCGCCGCTGTAGCCCTGATTCGCCGCGCTTGCATCTCGAACTAAGAAACACCTTCTGGTCCACTCGTCGGTGGTGACCACGTCCTCAACCCAATAAAATACAATATCCCCTTCTTCCCAATCGGCCTCGCCATCTCCCTCTTCCTGTGTCCACGTAAATACAGGCATGCAGCAGCCGAGAGTAGTTGTGACCGTAGCCGTAGGTGAAAACGTTCCCGTATGCGTAGGCGAAAACGTGCCTGTCTCCGTCTCGGTGGGTGAATACGTAGCTGTCTCCGTATGTGATAATGTAGCCGTAGGTGAAAACGTTCCTGTATACGTAGGTGAATACGTAGCTGTCTCCGTAGATGTAGGCGAAAACGTACCTGTCTCCGTAGCTGTGGGCGAGTGCGTCGATGTTCCGGTTCCTGTTATTGAACAATTTGATTTGGGGTCTGCTACGGTGGTTTGCGGATCATAGGACGCAAGAATAATTTTTCTAGCATCACATAAATGTTCTGGCACAAGAATACCTTCTTGAATATAATCTTCACCAAGCTGATCGTTTCTATCGTTACTCTTACAGTCACAATCTGCCGCATCCTCACCATAAGGGTCATCGAAGTCCTCACAAATTTCTAAGTCGAAAACGCCGGGACCACCTTGACCGAGCGTATTAATATTAGGTTCCCAGTTCGTGTAGATACGATACTCACTAATCGTGTGTGTCCCGTTATTATAATCTCGAACCCAATTCCACGTATTCCAAGTGGTGGTCGACTCAATACACTTGCGTTGGTAAAACGTTATTTTTGTCTCGTTGGCTAAGTCTTGAGTGTAACAAGTGGCTGGAGCGACTGGGCATTGGCTAGTTGTACAAGCATTCTCATTTGCTGGGTGTGTAACCCACTCTTCTTTAGAGCAGTTATACTCTGCGGAGAATACATAAGTACAATTAAAACTATCTCCATTTAAATTTGTGCAATTAGCCATTTTTAATAGTATTCTTCAGTCTAATTATAGGCAAATATTCATATTTTTTATTAAAAATTCTTTAGACAATTTGTTTACCTCTTCTGTGTTAATTTCTATTAGCTTATAACCGTTTAACTCAAGCCACTGAGCCTTTTGATAATCTCTTTTGATAGATTTTAGGTAATTAAGTCGAGACTTTTTGTGAAAAAAGGAATTATACGAATCATGTTGTGGTCCGTTCACTTCTATGGCCACTTTTTTAGTAGCATTTAGGAAGTCTACCTTCATTCTGGTGCCGTAAACGGGGAACTCTTCGTATACTATATGGTTCTTCCAGTACCTCTGGAAAAACCTCTTAGCCTTAGTCTGAAGCTTGGAACGAGAGTTCTTTCTCCAATCTATTAGGTATTTAGTAACGTTTTTTGACTGTAGTCTACCGTGTACGTTCTTAAGCCTCACAGAGCTAAGATTAACACAACTACAAAGTTTATGCAAATGTAAGTGTAATTATAAATATGAGTCAGAAACCGAAGGTTTTAGTTCTTACCGCTAACATCGGAAATTACGACAAAATGGAGAGCCCGCAGTTCGTGTCCGAACACTGTGACTATATAGCCGTATCCGATAACCAAAAAAATGTACCGGAGGGATGGAAGTATGTGGAATATAATTCTTTTTCTGCCCTACCGGATCATAGATACATAGACAGAAGAAATGCAAAGATATGTAAGATATTATCCACCATATTTTTTCAAGATTACGAGTATATACTGTGGCACGACGCTAACAAACAGCTAGTCTCTGACCCCGTGCTATTTATAGAAAAGCATAAAGATTTTGACATATTGATTGGGACACATAGCAGGAGAAACTGCGTTTATGTAGAACGTGCTGCTTGCCGTGGGCGAGACAGTTACACCATGTTAACCGAACAAATGGAATGTTACAAGGGGGCTGGTATGCCAAAGCGCTACGGGTTGTGGGGGTGCTGGGGATTCGTGGTTAAAAATACCGACGCAATAAGAACTTTGCAGCTTATGTGGTGGGAACAAATATGTAAGTATAGCTCTAGGGATCAACTAAGCCTACCGTTTTGTTTATACAAAATGAAAGACCAAATAAACCTAAAGTCCACTCCTGAGTTCAAAGGTGTCCTGCTCAAGCACACTGGGGGTGATGTGCATCACGGACATCTCAAAGCGTATTAATTTACTTATGAAAACGGAATATTTTGACAAACTATTCGACAAAAGGTTTATCGATAGAGAGCTTCATAATTACGTAAGAGGTAAGAGGATAATAATAATCGGTCCGTCTGAATCTTCTGTCCTTCATCACAAGGGGAGCTTCGTTGATAGTTTTGACATAGTTGTAAGGGTTAATTATACCTACCCAATACAAATGCCTGACCGTCATGGGAAAAGAACTGACATTGTGTATCACGTGCATGCACACAAAGTCGAAGGTGAGAAAATTAAATACATAGCCTCCAAAAACGAACCCGAAAAGGAGTGGCTTGACGCAAATTCAAATAGATTTATTAAATTACCTCGACTATTTCGAGAAAGACTCATGGAATGTATGAACCCTTGGTTGCGTCCGTCCCTCCGCTTTCGTAAATTCCGTAAGCCTAGTACGGGGATTATGGCGGTATCACATATAATGCTTCATGAGCCCAAGGAATTGTATATAAAGGGTTTTACCTTTTACTTAGATGGTTATTTCAAACAGTACGCGCCCCCTAAGGCTTGCCTCGCGGCATTGCAGCTGGAGCAACTGGGGACAAGAAAACCCACGCACGACCACTTCTCTCATTGGAAGTTTATTAAAGAACTATCTCTCGTAGACCCTAGAATAAAGGTAGACCCCACCTTAAAAAAAATTCTTAAAATGAATGACGCTGAATGCGTCGCGATGATGACGTACGGCGATTCAACCCTTCTTCAGGACATTCCTGAACTTAGAAAATAGATACTTGCCTAACTCGGGGTTTTCTTCAAAATATTTACTGAAGTTATCCATGCCTTGGTGCTGCTTTTTAACTTCCATGCCCTGCTCCTTCTTGACTTCCTCTATAATTTCATCAGAAATAGTAACCCATGCCCCTTTTACTGTAGCCATATCCCAAGCTAGCATCATGTCTGCTACTTCTTTTTCCACCCAAATGCTCTTACCTGATGAAGCCCTGTATTTTATCGGATACCGCACCTCCGTTCCCGTCTTTTCGTTAGAGCTCTTTCTGAATATAACTTTACACCAATGCCCCAGCTGTTCTCCTTTGCCTGCGGGTTGAGTAGATATAATGTCCTTCACGTAACGAGGTTGGAATTCTAAAATCCAATCACTATAATGTAACATAGCGTTTCCTCCAGAGGCATTTGTAAGTTTTGGATCTGTCTTCTCGTAAGGATTAATAGAGACCTTGGTTCTCACTTGAGATACCATATAACATATGTGACCACGAATGCCCAGACCAAGAGCCATGCGTTTAAGAAAATCTGAACTAAGTAATGCACCTCCCGCGACCTTGATGGCTTCGTCCGCGCTCTTCTCTAAGTCACCCCGAGGGACCAAAGCGTCCATACAATCAATAATAAACATGTATCTTGTGTCGGAGGGGTTATCCTTGACCATTTGTCGCATGAAGTCAATAACACTTTCGTACACGTTACATTTATAAACAAACCATTTATTCTCATCTGTACTTACTCCTGACCTTTCTACCATTTCTTTAGAAAGTCTTCCCTCCGCCTTAACATAGATAACCATGGCGTTATCCATCTTCTGAAAATTACGAGCAAACGCAAGGGCACAGGAAGTCTTCCCTCCTTCCGCTACCCCTGAGGCCCTAATGATTCCGGGCTTTATTCCTCCTCCCATTTCGATATCTAACAAGAGGCTGCCGCTAGAGACGGTGTAGGTCCTTTCCTCTTCAAAATTATAATGATCCCCCTTGTGCTGTTCAAGGTATGCTTGAATCTGCTGCTGGGGTGTAACCCCAGAGGAGCTAGTCTTATTTTTCTTTGCCATTTTTGATAAAGTCTAAGACAGAGGTAATCTTTTTGGGGTACCTTTTGTCTTTCCCAACCTTACCTTTCAACCTAACATCTGTCAAGGTCTTCTTCGGAGAATAGGCTTTAAGCCTGTATTTCTCCTGAATAAATTTAGTGCCATCTTCAGTTAGGAGAAATTCAAGACTGGGTACCTTAAAGTTACAATTTATAATCATCCAGTCCCAAAAATCTGGGTCAGGATACCGGTCGTATACGCGTACTGCTTCGTTTAGTTTAGAGCCGTAAGTCCCCCTTTCGAATTCGCAGAAACAGTTTACTATTAACCTGTGGTAATCAAACTTTGTTTTCAATATCGTGCCTAACCATCTTCTCTACTAGAGTAGCAAAGCTCCCTACGGGAGTCCAGCCTAATTTCTCTATTGCGTCCGTCGGGTCACCTGTCAGAACCTCAACTTCAGCGGGACGATAAAATTTTGGGTTCACCTGAACTAGCGTGTGATCGTAGGGCCCCCCGGTAAAAACATATTTTTCTTTTTCAGCCTCTCCTCTCCACTCTGCATGTTCTGATACACCTATGTACTCGAACGCCTTTTCGACAAATTCTCGTATAGAGTGGGTCTCTCCGCTGGCTAGTATGTAATCTATCGGGCTATCCTGTTCTAGCATTAGCCACACACCCTTTACAAAGTCTTCGCTATCGCTCCAGTCCCTCTTCGAGTCTAGGTTCCCCAATTCAATGACTGGCGGGATCTCTATACTCGCTGATGTATCAAGGTGTTCTTTAATTCTAGCCACGCCCATGGAAATTTTTCTAGTTACGAACTCTTCCCCGCGCTTGGTTCCCTCGTGATTAAAAAGTATACCGTGCACGGCAAACATATTGTAAGACTCCCGGTATACTTTTACGATATGGTGAGCAGCGCATTTTGAGGCCCCATACGGACTGCGAGGTTTCATGGGATGTTTCATGTCTTGCGGAGAATAGTCGATGTTTCCAAATTCTTCGGAGCTTCCCGCGCTATAGAATCGGCACTTCGGGTTGAATTTCCGGATTGCTTCCAAGCAACGAATTATTCCCATAGAGTTCGTATCAAAGACTTGCATGGGCATGTCCCAACTGCAGCCTACAAAGCTATTAGCAGCAAAATTAATAAAATAATCTGGGCGAATTTTTTTTACCAACTCATTGATGCTTACCTCGTCCGTTAAGTCTCCATAGACTAATTCAAAATTAGGGTTACCCTTAAAAGACCGCACGTTGACGTAATTGGGCGTTGATGTACGGCGCATCATGCCATAAATCTTAGCTTCGGTCCCCAAGCCAAGCAGATATTCGGCCATGTTCGCTCCATCTTGCCCAAGTATTCCGGTTATTAATATTCTTTTCTCCATTTTTAAAACTCTATTAACATATCATACCTATAGTGAGAATGGTAGAGCTTATTTGGCGAATCTATAATGGTACTCTTTAAGTTCAGTTCTCTACATAGTTGATTCATATGATCTTTATACCACCAAGTACCAATAAATTCAACATTATTTTCTAGCGAACGAAAATAAGCGGATTTATCGTCATTATTTCTCCAAAAATTAGAGATTTTTTCAGAGTCTAGCACGCCTCCGACGAAAAGAACGGCGACCGATGAATCAAAGCTCAGTCTTTTAAGGAAAAATTTGAATTCATAATGAGTAAGATGTAGCATTGCGTCATAAATATACATTTTTTTATATTCTTCGCCCCTAAACGGGAAAGTTAGTATATCGTCCACTTCGTAGCTAGCATTGAACGCGGAATTTTTACGGGCAATGTCTACTAATTCATCGTGTATATCTACCCCTTTAATTGCTCTCACT